ATAAGTACCGATCGTGGATGCTTGTCCACCGGGGTACAGGTACCCATTCAAATATACCCCGAGCGCTTCTTGTTCACCCCGAGTGAGGCTCACAGTATCCGGTGCGACACTATAGTTCATGGTCGCCGGAACAAGACTTAAGGGTTGGGTGATTGTGAAATATGCCCCGCCACCCCCACCTAGCGTTGGGCCTATTCCCGACCCGCCCGCGCCCCACAATTCGAATTTGACAAAGTAGTACCCGGTCGTCGGTTTGGTCCATGTCCCTGACCCGGACGTGATCGTTTGTAGTGTGGCCGACCGACCACCCTCTATGACGATTGACGAGACTGTGATTGCCGGATTCCCAGTCAGATTTAGCGCCGTTCCGGCCGTGAGATCAACGGCCGTACCCGTGATCCCTGTTCCCGGTCCTGTGAATTGTGTCGAGGCCGTGATGGTCGTTCCGACGAGATTATCGACTCCGACCAAAACATTCGCCACGCCCACATTGAGGGCATCGGCTATGCCCGTGAGCCCCGTTCCCGGCCCTGTGAATTGGGTCGAGACCGTGATGACATCACCGGACACCGGGGTTGCCGAGTCGACGAGAGCCTTGGCCGTTTGTACCACGAGCCCATTGGCCGTACCGGTCAAGCCTGTCCCCGGCCCGGTGAATTGTGTCGTGGCCGTGACGGTTGTTCCCGTGATCGGGGCGGTCGTTCCGGACACACGCATGGTAGCCCCGGCAATGAGTGAGGTGGCCGTGCCGGTGATGCCCGTGCCGGGCCCTCGAAACTGGGCCGTGGTCGAGACATTTCCATTGACGGTCATCGACCCGTTCGTGACAACATCACCAAAGTGTGTGATCGTCGGCATCACTACTTGTCACATGGCCACATTCTATTTCTCGAGGAGCGACCCACCGATACCATCCGAGATGGCAAAGTCGCGGAGCTCGTCACGGACGTAATCACCGTCGCCACACAGACCGCCTGGGGACAGGCCCGACGTGTAGTATGCGGCCTTCTCGGACGGCCCCGGGGTACACTCGACGTCCGTCTTCAGGTCAAAAATGCTCGCCGGGCGACCGGGCGTTCTCTGCTCGGTGACGATCGGCCCGGGGTCGCGCGCGGCGAATCCGCTCGTCCGGCGCGCCATAGTCACCTGGTAGAGGATCGCAAGCAGAAGTGCGATGATGATCATCGAGCTCCACTTTGACATTTAGCATGGAACGGGAAAAAAAGTCGCGTTAAAGCTTTGGAGTTCCTTTCTCCTTAGTCACGTAGAGATGAGCGAGATTCGCCTAGATTCAGGACCGAAAGTGGTCAACCTGAACGAGGACGAGATTCGCCTCATGGATGAGATTTCGATCGCGCAACCCGAGAAGACGATCCCGGTCAAGGCAAAGCCTATCCGGGTGCCATTCACGAGGCGACCCCCACCCATGGTCCGCGAGGAGCCGCCGAGCGGTGACCTAGACGCCTTCATGAACCCCGGGAAGAGGTCGCAGATGGAGCCTCCACCGGCCGAGGAGTGGGATGGCGGTGAGGGCATGGGTGACGAGGACGACGACGAGGACCAGCAACACCAACAGATGCCTCAATCCGAGATTCCGTCCGAGGGGTACAAGACGATCGCGGATGAGAAGGCTGACCTGCTCAACAAGATTACGCGCCTGGCCAAGAAGGGCATGCAGACGAACGTGCGCTTGACGAGCTATTCGGACATCGAGGAGATCCGGACGGAGTACAAGCGCATGGTCTATGCGATCGAGGTTGACCGCTCGATCAAGTTTTCGAGGCGCATGCTCGTCGCGTGCATCACCGGCCTCGAGTTCCTGAATGACAAGTTTGACCCGTTCGATCTTCAGCTCAGTGGTTGGTCCGGCAACATCATGGAGAATGTCGACGATTACGATGGCGTCTTCGAGGACCTGTATAACAAGTACAAGGCGAAGGTGACTGTCGCGCCGGAGGTCAAGCTCATTATGATGGTTGGCGGCTCGGCCATGATGTTCCACTTGACAAACTCGATGTTCAAGGCGGCCGTGCCGAACGTCTCGCACGTCATGAACCAGAACCCGGAGCTCGTCCGGAACATGGTCGACGCGGTCCAACGCGCCCAGAACCAAGCCCCGGGCCCGAGCGGTCCACCACCGGCACCCGGTCTCAGGCGCGAGATGCGTGGCCCCGGCCTTGACTTTGGGTCAATCATGGGTATGATGGGCCCGCCGCCACCGAGCAACTCGCGCCCGGTTGTGCGCGACGACAACGAGTCCGTTTCGGACATTGTTTCGGTTGACGGTGGCGGCAGCGGTGACGTCCGCGAGGTCCAAGTCAAGAAGGGGGGACGCGCAAGCAAAAAAACCAAGCGGAACGAAGTGACGATTTAAAATCGGCTCTTAAATTACATGCTATCATTTGCACCCTTCGGGGCGGATGAACCACCGAGGCGCACAGCGGCGCTTGCGGCACCACCACGACCACCACCCGGGACCGAGTGTAATTACCTCGTCATGTTCTTTGTCGCGGGCGTGTTTCTCATGGCGCTCGTCGATAATATTCGTGACTAGGAGTAACACATGGACGCCGAACGAATCATCGTATGGATTCTTCTTATCGCGATCGCCGTCCGGATCTTCTTCATGGGTCGGGAGACATCGTACTATACTGCACGCCGCGTCGGTCTCGGTATATCCCTGGTCGATCTTGACGAGTTCAAAGCCTTCCCGGACGACATGAAGAAGTACTATCGTGAGACGATCCTACCGGGGACGGTGAAGAAGATGGGCGACAAGGCGACGACAATGTGGGCCGATCCGGCGTCCAAGGCTGAATTAATTAAAATGATTGCAAAAGCGGGATCCGGTATTGACACGGTACCCGCGACCTTGCCGGCTACACAAACAACGGCGACGAATCCTCCGGCCGCCGCGGCGACTCCGGTGGCTCGTTAATGAAGAACCCGGCAGCCTTGTACAGCGCGGTGCGCTTGCGATACATCGAAAACAGGAGCGACCAACGGTCGGCAATGTCGAAAATGAGCGGATCATTCACTTTGCCCTTCGTTTCGCGCAGGATACGCCCGACGGCCTGGGTCACGTCGGACTTGGGCGTCACGAGAATGACCGTGTCGAGAATAGGTATGTCGAGCCCTTCTTGCGCCATGGCGAACGTCGCGATGATGACGCGTCGCCCGGCCGACTCGTTCAGTTGTGTTTCGTTCATGGAGCCGATGTAGAGGCCCGCCAAGTCGGTGCCAAACTGCTCCAAGAACCAGTGACAGTGGTCGCGGCGGTCCGTCAAGATGAGTACGCGCCGATTGTCCTTGAGGCACTCCTCGACCGTACCGCACACGAGCGCGTTCCGAGCCGACAAGAGCGTCAACTCGGTGATCATCCCGGACAAGTTCACTTTGCCGAATCGTGTTACGGGAACGCCTTCGGCGAAGCGCGGGTCGTCATAGTGCAAAGTCACGACCCGGACCTGCTTTTGGTTTTCGCGTTGGACCCGAAAAAACTCCGGGCCGAGGAACCAGTACATGACGCGCGTCAGGCCATCCTTGCGTTCGGGCGTCGCCGTGAGTCCGAGTGTGTACTTTGGGCACAGCTTAAACATGGTTTGAGAAAAGGCGGCCGCGCCGATGTGGTGCGCCTCGTCGACGATCAAGAGTCCGATCGAGTCAAACACACCGAGAGTCTGTTCGCGCGAACACATGGTCTGGATCATCGCGATGACAAAGTCACACCCGTCAATTTCACACGTGTCCTGTTGGACCCGGCCGATCTTTGCACCCGGACAGAAAGAGGTAATCCGCTCCTTCCATTGATTCGCCAGAAACTCTTTGTGGACGACGATCATGGTCCGGACTTTTAGGTGAGCCGCGAGGGCCAAGGCCACGATCGTCTTTCCGAATCCGGCGTCCAGAGACAAAACACCTCCACCCTTCTCGGCAAAGGCTCTAAGGCCAGCCGCATAGGCTTCATTCTGTCGGGTCTCGTCTCGGAGAACACCTTGGAACTCAAAATGAGCAGGGGCCGGAGGTGGTCGGGTGTCTCGGGTGGGCGGGCCGAATTGTTCATGGCCAAAATAACGGGGAACACAAATGAAGCCGGAAGCCTCCCGAAACACCTTGAAACTCGGGGCTGTGATCCCCATGGCATTCTCGATCGCCCGTACCGTAAGCGTCTTTTTGAGTTCGGGGTTTGGGCCGCGGACAAGGTAGCCGGTCCGAGTCAACATGAACCATCAAGGACTGATCTCTCTAACCGACCGCAAGACGTGGTACACGATACCATCCCACGTCTTGCGCTCGATCCAAACTTCGACGAGGGCACCCTCTTTAAACTCTTGAATCGGTGTGATCCCATCGACCCGGCACATGACACGATTGTACCGGAACGGGATCTTGACGTGAATCACGCGCCCGTCCATGAGCACGTCGACGTACTTTCGCCCGAGGATGTCATGGTAGGCCTTGTGTATCGTCGCACACTTGAGGTCCATATTACATGTTCGGATGAATTTTTTAATGTATCTATATGTAAGTATGTCCATAATTGGTCTGTTGGTGTTCACGGCACTGGTGATCACGATCGGGACAATGATCAAATTCTTCTTGGACAAGCAAAGCCGGGCCGAAGTTGAGCAGCAAGTAACTGCACAAACAGTCGACGCGATGATAAAAAAGACGGGATTCGACGAAGGTTCTATCACGGACACGAAATCCGAAAAGGACCCGGTGACAGGAGCCACGGTTACCACCTCGACCGATGCAAAGGGGAGCACCATAGCAGTGACCACGGCGGCCGATGGGTCGACAACGACAACCACCGTGAAAGACAAGGATGGAAAAGTGCTCGATAGCCAGTCCGCGAGTTCGCTCGATACGGCTAAGAAGCTCGCCCCGACCCTTGTAGCTAATATCGCGGCAGGTGTCGTTCGTGACCTTGTGCTCGTAGGCGGAACCAGACTCGTCTCAAAGGTTACGAAAGAGGTGTCCGAAAAGGGGGTCAAGTCGGCTCTTCAACAGGGCGGTAAAGTTGTATCGCGTCAGGGAGCCGACATGGCCATGAAGTTCATGGGGTACGTTTCGAAAGAGGCGGCCGATAAAGCCGCAACGAATGCCGCCGAGGTTGGTATTCGTAAAGTAGCCAAGGAGGCGGCCGAAAAGGCTGTCGCGGACGAGCTTGCAAAGAATGCCGCCAAATACGGTGGCAAGAAGGTGGCCGCTGAAGTGACCGAGAAGGCGGCCAAGGAGGCTCTCGAGAAGGTTGCCAAGGAGGCGGCCGAAGCGGCAGCCAGGAAAGCCGTCCGGGAAGCCTCGAAAAAAGTGGCCCAGACAGCGGCCGAAAAGGCAATGGTGAGAATAGGCGAGCAAGGTGCTGTTAAAATCGGCACCAAGGCGGGGATGGCGGCTGCCAAGATGGGTGCTAAGGCGGGAATGGGGCCTGTAGGATGGGCCCTCATGGCATTCGACGTGTTATCTATGGCTCTCGACATTGCATGTTGCGGAGGCTATTGTGAAGTGGCCGATCCGGCCACGTGGACAAAGCAAAAGAACGCCTTTGCGAATGAAGTAAAGTTGATGTTGGACGACTCAAATGCGGATGGTGAAGACCCTGTGCGTTCACCGATCATCACCGGCCCATTCGACAAACTTGAATCGGCGGCTCTTCAAGCCCGGCTGATTGAAAAAGCGAGGGATGCGATGGCGGACCCTAATAACGTACATGTCAAGGCCGTCATGGACAAACTGAAGTTGGTGATCACCGCCAAGACCGTCACGACCGAGGAACAGGCTGCTGCTTTTATTGATGAGAACCTAGACATGGATGGCTTGCTTGCAGGATGTACCCGGACTCTGTGCACGTCTCTTCTCGGTAAAGTGATCGACGACAACGGAGTATTCGCTGGATGCTCATGGCCGGACCAGGCAAAGTGCGAGGCGAGCTTCAAATGGCCAATTGTTAAAGCAAATGAGAATGACGCTTATTCTACCTGGAACAAGGAGAAGCAAGAATGTAACAAGGACCCGGTCGCGCACAACATGCGCATCATATGCGACAGTTCCGGATTTCCGTTCGACAAGGAGACGAAAATTTGCACCCTAAGTCGAGAATACTGCCTAAAGAAGGGCCTGAAATGGGACGGAACAAAATGCAAACTCGACAAGGGACAGGAAATCGCCGAAATGATGTTCGGCACGACAGTTGTACGCGGTCTAAACTCACTCTATTCTGCTGATCAGTACGAAAACTGCCCGGCGGGCTCTAGACCAGCCGGCGAGATTGCAGCCCTGGCGGGAATCGCAGCCGGACCAATCGCCGGAGCGTACGTCGGAGCGTACGTCGGACAGACCACGTGCGCATCGGACAAGTGTCCTGACGGTCAGGACCGAGTATCTGGGATGTGTTATGAACCATGCAAGACCGGTTTCGATGACAAAGCCGATGGAATCACCGGGGCAAAGGTTCAGGGCATGTGTTACAAGTGTCCGGAAGGCTTCAAAAAGACGACGGCGGGCATGTGCCAACGCGATGCATGTGATGCGGACAAGGAGCGCGGCACGGGCGGTGGTGTCGGATTCTGCTATCCGAAGTGTACTGATAAGTTTGGGGCCGAGTACACCGATAGCAACGGCATGACTACATGCCTCAAAAAGTGCCCGGCCGGAACCCGGACCGAACCCCTGACATGTATGCGAGATGTTCAGGTCAAGCGTTCTGCCCAAGAGGATAAAACATGCCCACCAGGCTGGTCGCAGACTACAGTTGGTCCGGCTGGCATGTGCCAGCAAGACTGTACAGATGGGTACAAAAAGTATGGTGGTCTATGCTACCATCCTAACGTGAATACGGCTTTGCTCCTGAAAACATACGAATATGGTGCATGCCCGGCCGGAACCCGGACCGAGCCCGCGACATGCTTCAAAGATGCCAAGTGCGTCACGTCATGGAACAGCTGTGCGTACAAGATCAAGGGCATTACGGGTCATCGTGGCCACAGGGGATGGCTCGCCGTATGGGGTGATGTATGTCAGGGTGCACCAAGTACCGATTGTTCGAACCCGGAATCAACGGGTCGGCCAAAGAGTTGCCCAGTAGGCTATTCGGATAACGGTGCCGGCTGTACCGCTGTTTCGAAACCCGCCCCACAAAGCAAGCCCCTCTTGGAGGTTGGGTTATGCAAAAACCCGGCAAAACCAGAGGGTGCCGGTGGTATTTGCTACCAAAAATGCTCGGATTTCGGGGCGAGCTTCAAAAGGACAGGGCCGGGTGAGTGTCGGCAAGATGCCTTGTCCACGTCTCGCGATCCCAAGGAACGCGGGGCGGGTGTTCCCTTTATGAAGGTGCAGGCTGCCGAGCAGTATTCGAGACCCCCTCTGGGAATTTCATACAAGGTGTTCCCGAAAAAGCGGAAGATTCCATTCGGGAAAGGTCCTAATGGATGTTAAGTAGGCACTTGTGGAGGTGGCGAAGCGGCCATTGATTTTTTGGACATGAATCCATTGAATGTCATTGATAATTTGACTATGTCTTCCTCAAGCGACTTCTTAAGGGCCTCACCGTCCTGTACCACTTCAATATTGACGATTTTTGCTTCATAGTCCGCCTGTAACTTGCCCATTTCCTTGTTCAAGAGAGTCGTCGCACTTTCAACGGTCATGTCATTTGAGAATAGTGGTGCAGGGTCGAAAAACGAAACCGTGTTCCTTAGCAATAACACGACGACCACGCCTAGCAAGAACCCGAGGATAAAGTTCTTCATTTTTAAGTGTGCACATAAAAAATGATCCGTATTGTCCGGGACTTTTATGAGCATCCTGACGAAGTCTTGGAGTTTGCCCTTAATTCGAAGTATCAACTCATTTCAAATGGGAATTATCCCGGAAAAGATAGTCTCGACCGTATGATTGTTCCATCGGAACTCACAAAAAGAGTCAGAGAGCTCTTCCCGGGTGATAGATACCAAATTGAATGTTCGAGATTTCGGTATGCACTCGATAATGACACATACATGTCATACGTACATGCTGACTCGTGGTGTCGCAAGTCCGGCTGGCACATACTTGTGTATCTCACAAAGAACCCTCCAGAGAGGGATGGAATTACCCTATACGAATCGAAAGATGGCCAACGCCATTGGAGAGATTCAGAAGAAGAATTTACTTGGGATTTTCCTGAATGGGTGCCATGGATGGAGGTAGGTTACGAATATAATCATGCCGTGGTGATAGATTATTCGTACTTCCACTCGCCTATGAATCGAGGTGGGTTTGGTACCTAC